TTGTTTCTACAATACTTCCAGGTGAAGGCATTAGATTTAATAATGGTGTTTATGTAGATTTACCCGCCAGCGCAGGTATAACAGTATTCTATGGCTAACAAGAAAAAAGGTCCTAGCTTAGCAATTGGACGTGGTGAGAAACTTCCTGTATCGAAAGGTGCAGGTCTTACCGCTAAAGGACGTGCTAAATATAACGCAGCTACAGGCTCAAACTTAAAGGCTCCTCAGCCACAAGGTGGACCTCGTAAGAAGTCTTTTTGTGCTAGGATGTCTGGAATGCCTGGTCCTATGAAAGATGAAAAAGGTAGACCTACTCGTAAGGCTGCTTCTTTAAAAAGGTGGAATTGTAAATGAGTGCAGAACGCGAAGTTATAGAACACGGTGTTGAAATTAAACATATTCAAGCAGATGTGGATAGTATTATGGAAGATATGGAACAATTAAAAGCCCGTCTAGATGGTATTGAAAAAACACTAGAAGAAATCAAAGGTGGATGGAAAGTATTCATTGCTATTGCTACTATTATTTCAGGCGTTATAAGCTGGATGGTAACTCATTGGCTAGGAAAATAAATCATGTTAGACAAAATTATAAACATTTTTAACAAGGAAAAAAATATGGAAGACATAAAAGATGATCAGGCTACTGAAGCTATGGTTGAAGCAATCGTAGAAGAAGTAAAAAAAGAAGTTAAAAAAGATAAAAAAGAAAATACAAAACCTGAAATTAGAATGTTTCCAGATAAAGACTAATATGCCAAGTAAATCTAAGAAACAACATAATTTGATGGCAGCGGTAGCTAATAACCCTGCCTTTGCTAAAAAAGTTGGTATATCAAAATCAGTAGGAGAAGAGTTTATGAAAGCAGATAAAACTAAGAAGTTTGGATCAGGCGGGGCACTTAAAGAAGTAGATTCAAGTGACAATCCTGGATTATCAAAATTACCAACGGAGGTTAGAAATAAAATGGGCTATATGAAAAAAGGTGGTATGGCAAAAAAATGTATGAAAGAAGGTGGCATGACAGACATGGCTCAAGATAAAAAGACAGCTAAAAAAGCTATTGGCATGCACGATAAACAAATGCACGGCGGTAAGAAAACTGACTTAACTAAGCTTAAAAAAGGCGGTATGGCTAAAGGTTGTGGTTATGCTTCAGGTGGTAAGGTAGCACAATTAGCGAAGTCTAATGGTATTGCTAAACAGGGTAAAACTAAAGGCAAGATTTGTTAAGGAGAATATTATGCCAGCATTAAAAATTTTTGGTAAAAGAATTGGTGGACCTGAAGAAGAGGATTTTAAAAAACGTATTCTCAAGGATGACAAAATTGGCCCTAACTTTGATGTACCAAAAAGAGCATCTAGAGTAGACTTTAGTGAAATGACTTCTAAAGGCCCTAATATGGGTAAAGTTAATAAAGTAACTAAAAAAGAAATAGCGGTTGAAACACCTACAGGTGATATCGGTAGCGTTGTTCGTGAAGGTAACCCAGAAGCTATTGGTCCAGATATGGGCGCAGTAATTAAAGATGCAGTTGTAGAAAAAGAAATGGATCTACAAGATAAAGCTCGTAAATCTATGGGTTTTAAAAAAGGTGGCAAAGTAAAAGCTAAATCTATGGCCTCAGGGGGTAAAGTATCTCAATTAGCAAAAGCTAATGGTTGTGCAGTTAGAGGTAAATCAAGAGGACGCATCATTTAAAAATGCCAGTAGATTATAGTCGATACGACTGGGTTGAAGAATTTAAACGCTGTGAACAATGGTTAGAGGATGCTCTAGATTATGCTCATGGCACGTTTGATATAAACGATGTTTTTAATGATATAGTAAATGGTAATGCGCAATTTTGGCCGGGTAAAAACTCAGCTGTTGTAACGCAAATTGTAGATTATCCGAAGAAGAAAGTAATACATTTTTTCCTAGCTGGTGGTGATATAAAAGAACTGCAAGATATGGAACCAGGTATTATTGAATGGGCAAAAAGTCAAGGCTGTGAAGTTGTCACTTTATCAGGACGCCCCGGCTGGACTAAAAGTTTTTTAAACGATATAGGATATAGATGTACGCAAGTACAAATGTACAAGGAGATATAGTATGGGTATGGGCGCAGCAAAACCAGGATCAACACTTCCACCACAAGGCGGTAAAGGCGGAGTTCAACAACCAAATAGACCGGGCCAAGTTCCATTACAAGGGGGCAAGCCAGCTGCTCCGGGTACAATATTTAACCCAAGAAACCCAAGAAACATTCCTATGCCAGGCGGTAAAGGCGGTGGCACAATTTATCCAAAACCAGTTCCATCTCAAGGCGGTAAAGGCGGTGGCATTCCACCACAAGGCGGTAAAGGAAATATGCCTCTCCCATCACACTATCAAAGTCCTTATGCTAGTTATGGATTTGATTCAGGCTTACAAAGTTATTTAGATCAACAAAATTATAGATCTGCTACAGACGCAGGTACAAGCTTTCAATATGATCCAGCAACCCAAACATTTACAGGCGGAACAATGGCGGGAAGATATAATCCAATACCATTAAGTGTTATGCAGCAAGTTGCTGGCGGTAATAGAGATGTGTTAAGTTCATACTTCCAACCTAGGTTCCAACAAACACAACCAACGACCCCAAAACCAATCATACCAACACCCATAACGCCAACGGCGCCAACTCCAACTCCAACGCCGATTGTGCCCCCACCAACACCAACAGCGCCACCACCAGGTAGTTTCCAAGCTATGCGCGCAGGTGGCTTAGCAGCGTTAAGGAAATCATAATGAGACCAAGTAGAGGCATGGGAGCTATTAAAGAATCTAAAATACCAGGCGCTATGCCTGATAAAATGCCTAAAGGCGTGGTTAAAAAACGTCGTGACAACACAGATTTTACTCAATTTAAAGAAGGTGGACCAGTAGGACTTTATGCAAATATACACGCTAAACAAAAAAGAATTGCTGCAGGATCAGGTGAAAAAATGAGAAAACCTGGTTCTAAAGGTGCGCCAACGGCTAAGGCGTTTAAGTTAGCTGCAAAAACAAAGAAAGGTAATATATGAAAGAACTTACAATATCAATTGAATTAGCAAATGCAATTTTAGGCTATTTGGGCACTAAGCCATTTCAAGAAGTTCATCAATTAATAGTAGCACTACAAGACGCTGCTAAACAAAAACCAGTAGAAGCAGAACTCATTAAAGAAGGCGATTAATAATGGTTGATAGAACCACAGGGCAGACAAGTTTTAATTTAGATTTAAATAACTTAGTTGAAGACGCGTTCGAACGTTGTGGCCAAGAACTTCGTACGGGCTATGATTTAAGAACAGCTCGTCGCTCTTTAAACTTAATGACAATTGAGTGGGCTAATCGAGGCATTAATCTTTGGACCGTAGAACCTGGTCAAATTTTGTTAAACCAAAACCAAATTATGTATGCTTTGCCTGTTGATACAATTGATTTATTAGACATGGTGACACGTACTCAAACTGGAGCAAACCAACAAGATATTAATATTAACCGTATTAGCGAATCGACCTATATTACAATACCTAATAAGAATGCTACAGGACGTCCAATCCAAGTATGGATTAATAGACAAAGTGGCCAAGAAAACCCAACAGATATTTTATTAGATGAAACATTAACTGCTACAGCATCGACAGCTGCAAACCCACAAACAATAACTTTAACTTCAACTGTAGGTTTAGCGCAGTTTGGCTTTATTAAAATTGGTACCGAGACTATTCAATATGGTGGCGTTGATGGTAACGATATCACAGGATGTATTAGAGCCGTAAATAATACTACACTAGCCACTCACACAATTGGTGATAGAATCTACGTACAAAATTTACCTACAATTAATGTATGGCCAGCGCCAGAACAAAGCAATTTGTACACATTTGTATATTATAGAATGAGACGTATTCAAGACGCAGGCAATGGTGTTAACGTGCAAGATATTCCGTTTAGATTTATTCCTTGCATGGTTGCAGGGTTAGCTTCATATTTAAGTATTAAGTTACCTAGTGTTGATCCTAATAGAATTGCATTTTTAAAATCTGAATACGAAGAAGCGTTCCAATTAGCAGCAGATGAGGATAGAGAAAAAGCGTCTATTAGGTTTGTACCTAGAGATTCGTTCTACTACATGTAAAGGGTTTTAAATGGCTGATGCTGCGGAAATAATTAAACGATTAAACTTAAATGCTGGGGGAACAAGGGCAGATGATGTTACTTCGGTAGGCGGAAGATTAGGGTATGTACACCCTATTGATAAATCGTCAAGCATCGAGATTGGTGCATCAGGACACTATGCTAAAGGCAAAGGTTTTAAAGATGCTGGTATTGATCGTGGCGACGTTACTTATTCTAAAGAATTTGAAAACAAACATAAACTAAGAGCCAGTTTAGGTGGTGATGCTAAAGGTGTTAATGAAGGCAGCGTTACATATGAAATTCCTTTTAAAAAAGGTGGCAAAGTTAAAAAAGCTTCTGCCCCTAAAGTTCGTGGTCATGGCATTGAGAAGAAGGGTAAGACCAAAGGTAGGTTTGTTTAATGCCAATTAAGTACTCAAGCGGTAAAAATGCCATATCACAATGTGATCGTTGTGGGTATAGGTTTAAACTAAGTCAGCTAAGACGCTTAGTTATTAAGACAAAAAATGTTAATATACTGGTATGTCAAGAATGCTGGGAACCGGATCAACCGCAGTTATCACTAGGTTTATACCCAGTGAACGATCCGCAAGCAGTAAGAAATCCAAGGCCTGACTTAGGATATTACCAATCAGGTTTAAATGGACTACAAACTATTGTACAAACAGGCCCATTACAAAGTGAAACAGGTGTACCACTATTAGGTAGCCGAGTTATAGAATGGGGCTGGAATCCTGTAGGGGGATCAAGAGCAAACGATGCTGGATTAACGCCTAATAGTCTAGTAGGAATAGGTAATGTGGGCATAGTAACAGTATCAACAACATAAGGAGAAGTAAAATGGCATTCAGATCAGCAGCAGACGGAATTACTAAACAAGGTAAAACTAAGGGTAAAAACTTAGGTAACGACGGCGCTTCAGTAGGTATCAAAAAAGGCCCAAAACATGCAGGTTCTAAAGGCGGTAAAAAGAACATCGACATGAAAACTATGGGTCGTGGTATGGCTAAAGTTGCAGCACAAAAAAGGGGATAATATTATGGCTAAGAATGACTTTCCAAAACCAACACCAGCGGGATCATTTCCACTAGGTCACGCTAAAGAAAATAAAGACGCAAGTGAATATACTGGATTTAAATATCCATCAGGTGGTACTGGCAGCGATATTGGTGTATATAAACAACCGATGCCTAATCCAGCAAGTACAGATATACACTTTAGTCAAGATCCTAATAAATTAAAGGCTCAACAACTTGGTCGTAATACAGGTACACCTCGCGTAAGCGCTGGTGATCCTGGATCTAAAGTAATTAATAGAAACGGCGAAAAAACTATGCGTGGTTATGGTGCGGCAACTAAGGGCATCAAAACAAGAGGCCCGATGGCGTAATAAATGAACTACACTCAGTTAGTTGCAGAGATACAAAGCTATGTAGAAGATCAGTTTACTACTGAGAATATTGATACGTTTATTACTCAGGCTGAACAAAGGATCTATAATACAGTACAGCTTCCTGCGCTACGTAAAAATGTAACGGGATCATTAACTGCAGGTAATAAATATTTAGCTATACCGACTGGTTGGTTATCTACGTTCAGCTTAGCTGTAATTAATGCGGACAATGAGTATTTATATTTACTCAACAAAGATGTGAACTTTATTAGACAATCGTTCCCTGACACAGATTCAGATTTTTATGGTGTGCCTCAGTACTATGCGGTATTTGATAATAGTACATTTATAGTAGGTCCAACACCTGATGATAGTTATGATGTCGAGCTACATTATTTTTATTATCCTGAGTCTATTACTACGGTAGTAGGCGGCCAAACTTGGTTAGGTGATAATTTTAGTTCTACTTTACTTTATGGCTCATTACTAGAAGCTTATACCTATATGAAGGGTGAGGCTGATGTGATTGCACAATATCAAAAACGATACGATGAAGCAATGTTCTTACTCAAACAATTAGGTGATGGTAAAGATAGACAAGATGCTTATAGAAGCGGACAAGTAAGGTACCCAGTTCAATGATTTTAGGACAAGCACAGACCACAACGTTTAAACTAGACTTATTAAAGGGTTTAGTTAATTTTAATGCTGGGTCTCCTTATACATATAAAATAGCTTTGTACGATGCGCTATCTACTATTAATAGCGAAACAACTGCATATACAACGCAAAATGAAATTACAGGTACGGGCTACATAGCGGGGGGGAAACCATTAGTCCCTACAATAGGTAGTGATCCTAGTAATAATACAGCTTATGTTACGTTTGCTAATGTAACTTGGAACCCTGCAAGTTTTACCGCAGCTGGCGCCTTGATATATAATAGCACTACAAACGCATCAGTTGCAGTATTAAGTTTTGGTGGGCAAAAAACAGCGTCTACAACATTTACAATAGAATTTCCAGCAGACACTTCAACCACTGCTGTATTACGAATTAATTAAGGAGAAATCATGCATAAAGAAACGAACGGATTCGGT